GCCAACGCAGCTTTGTTTGGCGATACGCCAGCCGTTGATACCGGAACGCCAGACGCGCCAAATCAAACAGGTGGCAGTGAGCCGTTAGACCCAAACAAGCCGTCCGAGGACGCGATTGATGATGACCCAGCTGCGCCACAAGAGCCAAGGGCGTCTACGGGGGCGCTTACCGAGCCAAATGATGACCCCACATTTATAGCGGGTCAAGATTTGCTGTTTGATTTCGACCAGTCTGATCTTGGTCCGAGGAAAATACATCCTGACGATAGAAGCGATTTTAGGAATGCTCGTATTGCAATCCTACGCGAAGAAAACAGCGGCGGGGACGCTAAAAAGACGCTAACTAGAGCCGAGGCGCGGATTGCTGAGCTAGACGAAGAACTTAAATCTGCTGTAGCTGGGCAGCGCGAATTGTTGAAATCTGAAAGGTTTCGGCTGTTGGCCCCAGCATTTTTTGCGGTTCAGCAGGAAATGCTGGGCAATAAAAAATCCGTAACAATATCACTTAATAATTTAGAGAAAGCCTTAGCAGAGACGGCAACATCCGAGTCAACGCCAGCCGAAGTAACGCCACCAGCCGAGCCAACGCCAGACGAAGTAACGCCACCAGCCGAAGTGACGCCCGTTGAGGAAGTTAACCCGCAAGCGCCGACCGAAACACCAGCTGGCAAGCCGGTTGCTGGTAAGGAGGTTGTGTCGGTTCAAACGCCCGACGGCGCAGCAAAATACAAAGTGCAAGGCAAGGTTATCGAACTAGCTGATTTGAAGCAAGCGTCAGGTAAACTGCAACCGCGCGATAGAAAGAGAAAAGAGTCAGACGTTTTAGCCAAGCAACGGGCTGGATCAGAGTTTAACGCAGCGCGTTTGCTCGATGACCCAACAAGCGGCAGCGGTGCGCCGATTATTGCGCGTGATGGTACTGTCATGTCTGGCAATGGCCGTGTCCTGACAATGCAAGAAGTGTATGGCGGCAACCAGCCCGACAGCCAAGCGGCTTACACACAGGCGCTGTCTGATGCTGGCATAGACACCACAGGGTTTAGCCAGCCTATATATGTGCGGCAGCTGGCAGATGATATGACGGTTGATGATCTGGTAAAATTCGCCAGCGCGTCAAACAGCAAGGCCCAAGCGGACATGAGCATGACGGAACGTGCTACAGAAGATGCCGTTAGCCTTAATGACTCAGGAATTATTGATCTTTACGTCGGTGGCGAAGTCGGCAATTCACTAAATCGTAAATTCATAACCGAGTTTAACAACAAGATTGTATCCGCTACAGAGCAAGGTGCGTTTACGTCTGGTGGCAAGCTAACCCGTGAAGGTGTAATTCGCGTTCAAAACGCAATATTGGCGTCCGCATTCGGAAACCCCGATACCCTAGCTGGGATGCTGGAAAGCACAGAAGTCAACATTAAGGCAATATCCAATGCGTTTATGTCTGTGGCTCCAAAATTCGCGCAGCTTAAAAAACAGATAAACGATGGGCGCAGCGGCAAGGAATGGGATATTACCCCACAGCTGGCAGATATGGCTAACCTGATTAGTGACCTTCGATCAAAGAACACAACAGTCAAGGACTATTACAATCAAGATAATATGTTTGAGAAAACCGACCCAGAGGTTGAGGCGTTAATTAAGGCGTTCTACAACGATGACTTGACTAGGGCCAATTCTCAGAAAAAGATGGAAATGTTTTTAAACGCTTATGTCGATGAAGCGCTGAAAAAGGAAAGCGGTGGGTTTTTAGCCGACGAAACAACGCCAAGCGATGTGATTGAAACAGCTAAAGACAAAGCAGAGGAACAGAGCAGTGGCAAAAGCAAGCAGCAAGGGGGTCTCTTTGAGGCGGAAAGCAATGTCCAACGCAATGAAGCGGGTGGCAAACAAGTTCAAAGACCAGAACTGGCGGGAGGCCGCAAAAATACTGGATCGCGCCGAGGATCAAATCAAGAAAGCAATACGGAAAACGTAAGTGACAACAATCGATCCGAAAGCAAAGCGAGTGTCGAGACTAGCGCTGAATTACGGGGAACCTCCGAAACAACGTCGGACCCCAGCGCCGTCGAAAAAGACCCAAAAGGCGCAAAGCCAGGCACAATCATGGCGAAAGTCAGCGCCAACCAACGGCAGTCCCGATTCCTCCAAGCCTACCGTGACGCTGGATTAGACCCAAGAGTTGCAGTTAATAAGTTTAGCGCAAAGCAGCAATTCACGATATTGCAGAAAATCGTTAAAGAGAAATTCGGATTTACCTACATCGAAAAGGGTGGCGATGACGCCCAGAATGCCGTGAATAACTTACTGGACGCATACCGCAATCTGCAAATGATGAGTCACGTTTTAGGCATTGGCAATAAAGGCATTGGTCTGGACGGATCGCTCGGACTCGCCATACCTGATCGAGCGTGGGGCGGCTATTTAGCGGCCTACTACAACAAAATGGGCGGTGATGCCGTCAACACCCAATCATCGGTAGGCAGAGTGCCAGCGCCGGTAATTGTTATGCCTGGTAAATCAACCAGCTTTGCTCACGAATGGGGCCATGCGCTTGACTATCACATTTTGGAGCGTGTTGGGGATGATTGGGGTCGGGGAATTACTGGCCGCATCAAAGGCAATCTGGCGAAGGGCGAATTTGTTTATGACAATGACGCGCCGACAAATTTAATTGAGGCAATGGGCGACTTAATGAACGCTATGTTCTTTAATGATGCTGAGATTGCCGCAAAGATTATGGAAGTCGAGCAGAAAATTGCCAAAGCCGAAGCGATTATGGCGAAAAAAGGCACGACGGTTGAGCCAAAGTATTTAGCCCCGTTACGCAGAAGCCTAGAAAAGCTGATCGAAGGCGGGACTCAAGCCAAGGTTGGCAAGAGCGGATACAAGGCCGACGTTCTGGAATTTATGGATCGCAACAAGCAAGGCGACTACTGGATACGCCCAACGGAAATGTTTGCGCGTGTCATGGAAATGTACGTCGCTCACAAAGTCACTGGCTTGGGCAATACGGCATCAACAGAGTTTATCGCCAGCACAAAAGAGGCATACGAATTAACGATGGATAAGGTTGTCGGCGGTGATGACCGGTTGGCGCTTACATACGTTAACCAGCCTGACCGTGACCGCATTTACCTCGCAATGGACCGCCTGTTTGATGTGCTGCGCGAAGATATGTTTACCGGCCCAGCGGCTGAAAAGCCTGGTGACAATGATATGATCGACGCGCACGATGATTTCTATGCTGGCCTGTCTGCGCCCCTCACAACAGCGGAAAAGCGCGGCTGGTTTGAAAACGAAAAGCGGGTTTGGCGAGTTGCCAGCCAGAAGATAAAAGAGTTAAAAGCGCGGCCTAGTGAGTATTTTGCGGTTAACATGACGCGCGGCGGCGTTTACGGAATGACGCCACCCGCCCTAGAGAAGTGGCTAAAGACCGGCATGATTATGCTGGAAGATAACGTATTAGCGCAGTACATCAGCACGAAGCGCGGTCATTTGTTTACGCTTGCTGCGCGGTACAAGGACAACAAAGCAGCCAAGGATATGATTGAGAAAATCATCGAGCGTGTGGCGAGTGATCCTGGTTCTCTGGATGATCGAGTAACGCTGGAAGGTGGCACGTTTGAGGAAGCGGTGCGGAGAGAAGGTCGGCGGTTTACTTCGATGTTTAAGCGAGTAATCGACAAACACGAAATTGATGACATAAACGCAGACCAGATGCAGCAACTTCGCTTACTGCTGACTAGCGACAAAGCTGCATACGACCAGCTGACGAGCAGTGTAGACGATCAGCGCATACTTTCGGCGGCTGCGGAACTGCGGACTAAGCTACTCAATCCGATTTACGATTATATGCGGCAAAACAATCTGGACGTAAACTATGTGCCAGACGGCGGGTATATGCCACGCTTGATGGATAGCGTTAAGGCGCTCGATAATCTGAATGCGTTTAAATACGGCGAAGGCAACAATGAAACTGACAAGGGCAACGGAACGCGGGGCGCTTATCACCTATATGCCAATGTGGTCTATGAGAACGAACTGGGCGTGTTGGAAGAAGGCGATATGGAGCAGATCGCAGAAATGCTTAAAATGGCACGACCCCTGCTGGCTGGAAATTACATCGGTGAAAACACTGACCTTGCTGGTGCTATCGAGCAGCTGAAAGCCAAAGTTAAAGAGATTCAAGAACTGCAAGACGCACAAGAGCAATCAGACGATCCCGATGATTTCATAGACACCATTGCAGAACTGGCAGACGGAATCAGCCAATTACACGCAGAAGTCTATGAGGATATGAAATCACCATACGGCGAAGCGCAATCGAACCGCTGGTTTGATAGGATGCAGCAAGCAACCGGCATGGACCTAGAGGCGCAATCTGTCACTGGCAGCTTCACAAAAAAGCGCAAGTTGCCGATGGAGGCTGACGCCTACATGAGCGAATTTTACCTTGATCCGGTTGAAAGCCTTACGTCATATATTCCGTCCGTTGTCCGCAAGGTTGAGTACAACAAGCGGTTTGGTACACACCTTGTCCCAACAGGCTTTAAGCAGCACAAAGGCGCTCAGACAATCCCTGGAATGCCACCACCGTCGCGCAGCTACCTTGATTACCTGTTGGAGATAGAAGGCGCTCAGAAGGCGGGAATGAAAGGCCATGAGTTGCAGGAAATACGTTTTATTGTGGAGGCCGTTACCGGAACGCAATCAAGCACTGGAAGCAGCGGCAAGGCGGTTAAGACGGCAAACGTTGTCCACGCATACGGCACTATGACACTACTGCCACGCGCTGTTCTATCGTCCCTATCCGAAGCCATGACTGTCGGCATCCAGACCGGCGATGTTAAAGACGGCATACGGGCTATGGGGTATTCGTTTGGCGAAGGCATCCAAATGATCCAAGGAGCGGGTAAGGCGCAACGTGCTTACAGTGTGCAGCTGGCAAACATACTGGGCGTGATAGACGATCCCAATGTGGGCGAAATGGTGGCAAATCGTCTGGGCGGAACGGTTGCCGAAGACCCGAAATTAAACGCGCGTATGAGCCGGTTTTTTGTCAGGACAGGATTGATGGGTTTTACCAATGCCCAACGTCGATCCGCAATGCGTATCGGATTTCAATTTTTCTCTGAACTAGCTGGTGAAATACAAAACCCAATAGACGCTAAAACCAAAAAACGCGCCGAAGAAACATTGCAGGATTTGGGCATTCCCAAGGAATATCAAAAGTCGTTTAGCGAATGGCTGGTCAACGCCTTTGAGGAAAAAAGTGATTATGGCTTGATCCGTCGCTTTACTGGCACAGACCATAAAATGTTTAAGGGTGACATTGGCAAACTAAAAATCGAGGAAGTGATTAACAAATCTGGCGAACAAACTGACTTTGGCGCGATGCTGTCCACGGCCATGTTGCGGTTTGTGGATTTAGGAATAGCAGACCCCAAGATTATTGACCGGCCCAAATATGCAGAGCATCCAGTGGGGCGCATTGTGTACGGCATTCAAAGTTTTATTGCCGCATTTACGCGAGGCGTACATATCCACATGCTCAAGCGGGTTGCGCGAGAATACAAAAACAATGGGGCCGTATCCGCTACAACAATAATGGTTACGCAAAATCTGGTTCCAGCTGTCGGCTTGTTCGCTGGGCATATGCTGTTCTCCACTTTGCGCGAAGCGCTGCTAAACCAAGACAAGTGGAAGGAAGAAGAAGAAAAGGACAATCTTGTTCCATACCTAACCAAGCTGGCGGCATCCCGATCTGGCGTAGCCGGTCGCTTCGATCCTGTGGTCAACGCAGTGTCATCAATCAGGTATCAAGCTGACCTAACAAACATTCTCGTCGGATCAACGCCCAGCTACTATGCTAAAGCGCTTATGCGAATGGCTGGCATTGGGATTGATAACAGCGAAAACACGGTTTCAGCCGAGTACCAAGCTACGCGTGGCGCATATGACATTTTAGTGCCAGGTTTTGCCGCATACATGGCGACTAGCAGCAAGCTAGGGCCGGTGCTGGGGGCATTTGCTGGTACGACGGCTGCGGTGGCTTCAAGCCCTACCGCGAAGCACTGGATATTGAGAAACATTATCCATCAAATGACGGGTGAGTATTATCAAACCGGCGGCGATGGACGAAAATCGGGAAGCGGCAACACCGGCAGGGGAGCAAGTTATGACCGTTAAAGACGCACGGCTGGCTGTGGATCGGGAGATCGAACGGATCACTGGAAGGCAAGATAGTGTGCTGTCCGGTCTGGTGATCGATTTGATACGCGAGGTTCGACATGAATTGCGGTTGCATGACTACGGCACAGATTACAGCGCAAGAAACAACCTGTCGATTGGTGATTCCGTATATAGATCAATGGAGTAGGAAAAGAGCGTTTCCTTCTTGTTGAACCAGAATAAAGGCGTAGATCGACACTATCTACAGTTATTACAGTTCAAAGCTAAAATCTGTAGGGTACTGTAGGGTACAAATGACAGCACGTTTTGTGCTGTACGGCACGGATGCGCTGTCATTTGTGCTGTTGATTTTTGTCAGTCAGGAAACAACATCATCAAGGTAATCTGGCGTCAGGTGAATGTAATTTTTCCGCACGGTGTCCTCAGTATCGCCCATAAAGGCCGCGACCTTCGCCATATCCTTACCGGCTAGAGCGGCGTTAGTAGCCCATGTGTGGCGGAATACGTGCGGTGTAAGTCCTTTTATGCCAAGCCCATCAGCAATCCTTTTAAGGCCGTACTGAACGTCTGTCGTGCTATCCAGCACAAACTCGCTAGTCTTTTCTGCCTGATACTGTTCAAGCAATGGCCGCAACCGGCTAGACACTGGGAGCGGCGGTCTGACTTTGCGCGTCTGAGCGCGGCCCTCTGGATTAAAGAAAATGCGCCCCTTGCCAATGTCCAGATTCACTTGCGGCCATTGCAACTCGATGATTGCAGACTTGCGTTGGGCAGTCTCCATCGCCAAAACGATGAACCGGCATTCTCTGGCCCTGCAATTTTCTGGCGCTGTGGCGTATTGCCAAAGCCGGTCTAACTCGTCTGGGCTAAATACTCGATTGCGTGGTGGGCTGGCTTCTGGCGGCTCAATAAATGGTATTATATGTTCTGGCAATCGACGCTCACGCGGCTCGACCTTTTTTCGCATAAAGTTAAAGCAAGCGATCAATTCCTTCATTTCGTGCTGAATGGTGGAGTTTGCTGCACCCCACCCTATCCGACCTGTAATTTGTGCCGACCGGCGCAACTCGATGTATGTTGCGGAGTCTTTCCGCGTAATCTGACCGACACGCATTTTTCCAAAGTATTCTTTTAAATTATTTACGACAGACACATAGCGGTCCTCTGTCATCATTCGACCTCTGATCCACTGATCCATCCAGTAGTCCAAGCAATCTTCAACATACGGATCATCCTCGACCAGCTGGGCTTTGCGCTTGGCCTCTAGCCATCCCTCAAATCGATGCTCTGCTCTAAATAAATCTTTAGTCCGTAAACTCTTTCTGCGGCTGCGGCCACCTTCCGAATAGACGGCGTAAAAGTTGCCGCTTGTGTCTGGTTCAAGTCGAGGGGGAAGTCTTTTTGCCATCTGCGCCTCTCTATGTAGAATTGTACCGATGATGCTGGTATACGAATTGTCCGGTCTGTCGGCCTGATCGTCGGTAGATGGTCCGAGAGTCGAAGGCGTTTGACCGTACGAATCGACACGCCAAGCAATGACGCGACCTGACTTTGTGTCAGTAGCTTGTCGGTCATTCGTATGTTGCGTTTAGTGCTGCCATGACTGCCATAGCCTTAGCGGTAGACACGCGCTGGTTAATGGTCAGCCACATTTGTGACGAATCGCCGTCAACCGCGCGAAGCTGGAACGTCGGATCTTCAATCGCAATCGCTTGGGCGGCATAGTTCGGGAATAAGTCATCCGGTTCGATGCCCAGCGCCTCGGCCATTTTCTCAAGATTTTGTGGCGTTGGTACGCTGCGACCCCGCACATATTGCGATATGCTGTCACGACCAAGGCCAGATTTACGTGCCAAATCAGATTGATTTAAGCGTTGTTTTAGTAGCTGGTCGTACAATCGACGGCCAAATTCCTGCTTGCGGATCATCTTATTAGACAAATCCACTTCATCGGTTTTTCGCGGCTCGGTGCGCGTAGTGAAGGTTTTGCTCATAATGTTTCCAGATTTAAAAGTTTACAGGTTGTAGGTACACTTATGACTGTATCGACAATTTGTCTACTAGATAATTTGGTGAAATTTTTTCCATAAAGCAAATAATTGTTCTATCTGGTATTTTACTAATTGACATATTGGCGGCTATCGTCGATTTAATACGGCAACACAAATCTACAATAAATAATACTGACTGAGGCAGACGTGGAATTACATGTAAAGAAAATTGTCCGCGATTTTGGCGGCATGACGGCTTGCGCTCGATTGCTCACGGATTTCGGATGCCCGATCACAGCTGACGGAGTTGATAAATGGCGTCGGCGCGGCAGTATCCCCACCAAATCTTTAATTGCTTTGACAAAGATCGCGCACAAGCGGCGTCAACGCTTTGATTTACTGGATTACATTAATTAAACTTGAAACTTGGAGAATAGACAATGCGATATTTACAAAAAGACCAAACGGGATTGATTTGGGCTTTAGTTGTTTGGGCGTGGACGCTTGCTAACATTGTGTCAAAAATTAAAAAAACTTGTATGAAAGATACACCTTCAAATTTAAATCGCATTGAAAACGGCAATTGCAATGTTGAAGGGTTAAAGGTGACTGTCTATGGATAATGTTCACAAACTACACGTTAACAAGTGCGATTGTTTCAACTGCGGTATAAGTCAGGAACTAGACGAGTTTGACCGTGATTTGTCTGCTAAAGGTGATTTTAGCAACGATACTGGAATCATCTTAGAGCGGATAGGACAGATAGCGCAGAGCGAATATGTGTCTAATAAGCAGCGAATAAAAGCCTGCGAAATAATGGAACGGCATTCTGCTACACTGCGAATTATAATGGACGTTTTAAAGGACGTTTATAGAGCTAAATACCCCGAAGCTGTCTTGAGCAAAAGCGATCAATTTATCAAATACTGGACGGGAAAAGAAGCGCAGAGTGCGTTTAAGTGATTGTGTGGGCTGTCGATCCAGGTTTGAAAGGCGCTCTTGCGCGTTTGGATATGTACGTCGGCAGTCTGCAAATACACGATATGCCGATCATCAGCACCACGTTTTTGAAGGCTGGCAAAAAGAAAAAACGCAATATGGTTGATGCAAAGGGAGTGTTTGAAATTTTAAAAGACGAAAAATACAGACCGATCTTTATTGAACAGGTCAGCGCAAGACCCAATCAAGGCGTTACCTCGATGTTTGGCTTTGGCCGCTCATTGGGCGTGGTAATCGGTGTAGCCGCTGCGCTGGACATGCCGACAACAATGGTAAGGCCGCAGGAATGGCAGAAGGCGGTCGGCGCGAAGGGCAAGGACGGATCGAGGCAACGCGCCAAGGAAGTGTTTCCCGCCTTTGCGGATTTATTTAAACTAAAAAAGCACGACGGCAGATCGGATGCGGCTTTGCTGGCGTACTATTCAACTTTTTGTGGATTAAGTGTAGATTGATATGACAGACACTAACGGATTTATTATGCACGGCCTAGACAGAGTAAGCGTATCTCAAACAAACAGCTTTCGGGATGATCCGTCAGGCTGGTGCGTAAGAGCTTTTCACAACATCCGATTTCCGTCTGGCTGGGCTGCGGAACAGGGAAAAGCGGTCGAGGCTGGCGTAGATGCGGGTGTCTATGAAAATATTGCGGTTGCTGATTGCGTAGAAATTGCGGTCGAGCGGCTAAAGGCCGAGTGCATGATGATGCCCGACAAGCCAGAAGAATTAAACAAGCGCATTCCTATTATGACGCGAATGGTCGAAAACGCGCTAGAGCAGCTGGAAGTGCTGGGCAAGCCAGACGTTCCACCGGAAGGCGCAAGGCAGTGGGAAGTCAATGTGCCTATTCGATTCAAGAGTGGACCGGCTGGTGTAATCGGCAACAAAGGCTTTCTGGACTACAAATATACCGTAACGGACGAATTGCGTGAACGCGCGGCAAAGCAAATGGATTTGTCTGAAATTGATGTTCTGGTTGTTGATCTTAAAACAACGTCAAAAGCGCCTTCTGATTGGGCTGTTAATCACGGTGTGCAAGCAGCTGTTTATGAGCAAAGTGTCCTGCTGGAAGATGCTTGCATTGGTGTGCAGAGACTGCGCGTACAAGTCAAATTTTTGTACTGCCTGACCCGCCAGAAAAACCCGTATTTGTGGCTCACGATGGACGATAGCGAGGAATATATAAAGATATTGTGCCGAACCATCCGCCAAATGGATGCGTTTCTTTCGCTGAGCGATGACAAGGATAAGCTGCTGGCCGCAATGCCTCACAATCCCGATCATTATTTTTGGTCTAATGCCCAAGACATATCGCAGAAATACTACGGGTGATCGGGATGGATTGCGCGCAGCAGACGCCACCAGTGACGAGGAATTTCTATGGCGACGGGTTCTACAACAAGCCGTCACGGATGCCGACAACCTATTCCATCCCACATCTACGAAACGAAATCGAGCGACGGAGGCAATCGGTTGGTTGCTGTCCGACACTCGCAACTTTGATATGGTCTGCACCCTCGCTGGGGCCGACGCAGCCATATTTCGCAGATCGGTCCAACAGCACTTGTTGGCCCGTTACACGCCCGAACAAATTGGGCCAATCGCAATCAGCTACAAGGATAAACAAATGCTGAACTTTATCGAAACGAGCGGCGGAAATGCTTTCATCAGATATTCCGTGGAGGACAACGAGTGGAACAGATCGAGCGAGGATGGCAGCTTACAGCCGGTAGATTTTTCATCTGCGCCCGTCCTGATCGACATTGAAAAAATTCAACAAGGATGGCTCAAATTGCAGTCGGGGCGCGATTGGTTGCCGTGGCCTAACAATGACAGCACCAAAGTACCGCAGCCTGACGAAAAAGGTGCGGACGGAAAAAATGTTTACAAGCAGGGCTTTAGCGTCATGTTTTACTCGACCAAGCTGTTTGGCGATGAACCGGCGCGGGAACTCTGCACCAGCGGGGCTGGGTTAATCAAATTTGTTCAAGCGCTATACGGCGCTACGGAAGGCGAATTTGGCAAGGGCAAAGTGCCAGCTGTCAAAATCACCGGATCAACCAAAGTTAAAATGGGCAAAGGCAATTCACGCATTCCGACGTTTGAGGTCGTGAAGTGGATGGAAAGGCCCGACGAACTCAGCGCAGCTTCTCCCTCTTCCGTTGCTGCGGCTGAAGCACCATCTACGCCTGATGGTGCGTCAGATGCGGCTCCTGATGAGGATTTCGGCATCTGATTTTACTTGGGGGGCAAGCGGCTGTGGGTATGCCAGACGTTGATCGTCTCAGCGCCCGAATTTTGCTAACTTGCCTCCCCTTTTTTTCAAATTAACACGGGTGGAAACGTGGAAAAATCAAAAACAGATTGGGCGCATTACTGGCATGACCTCGGATTCTCCGTTGTGCCTGTCCATTACGTTAAGCCTGACGGCTCATGCAGCTGCGCGGCGGGTAAGGATTGCCCGTCACCAGGCAAACATCCTGCGCCTGACCGGTGGAAGCGATACCAAAACAAACGCGCTGACGCTGACACGCTGGAAATCTGGTTTGATGGCCGCTTCAAGAATTATAACCTTGGCGTTGTGACCGGAAAGATCAGCGGAAACGTATTCGTTTTAGACGTTGATGTGGGCGAGGGAAAACCTGGGCCAGAAAATCTGGATGACCTGTGCATGGCAAACGATGACTTGCCAAACACGTTAGAGCAAATCACCGGATCAGGCGGCAAGCACTACTTTTTCCGCGCACCGGAAGATGCCGAAATCATCACCGGCAAAGACGTTTTAGGCCGTGGTCTGGATACGCGCGGCGAAGGCGGGTTTGTCGTGGTCGCGCCCAGTAATCATAAGAGCGGCAACCTATACAATTTAAACGGACACGCCAGTAATGAGATTGAGGCATCACCGGATTGGCTGCGCGACCTAACGCTCACCGCTAACCGATTAGATGCTGATAGCACTTTGCAAGACACTACAGAGAACCGCTGGGGCGATCTAACGGATGGCCGTGAAGGGTATATGGTGCAGCTGATCCTTGGCACGATCCGAACTTGGTGGACAACCAAAGGCGAGTTGCCAAACGTCGAGCAGCTGATTGATGACGCTTGGCCTACCTATCGGGACAAAGTGCTGGCGCGTGGCCGCGATCTGGACAGTGATGGGCGGGGCTTGGCCCTGTTTAAAAAGAAGTGCTGGTATCAGCTACAGAGAGCAAAGAACAACGAACTCCGCATCTTGCAAGGCGTGGCCGCAGGATCGGAAATGGATTCACCGGACCTCACTCCGCCGGTGGATGGGCAAGGGACGGCGGTTTCTCCACCCGTTACGCCGTCCCTGCGCCTTACCGATTGGGGCATGAGCCGCTATGTCGGTGAAGCGCCAGAGCAGGAATGGTTGATCGAAAACATACTGCCGAGGCGCATTCCAGGTTTAATCGCCAGTATTGGCGGATTAGGCAAATCGTTTGTGTTGCTCGATCTATGCGTCAAGGTGGCTGGCGGCGATCAGGAAATGCACCAAGAGTTTGCGCTGGGTGGTCGAGTAGCACAGAACGGCAAGGTGGTATTCCTTGGGGCCGAGGACAGCGCCAACAGCGTCCACCGACGCATTCAGTCGATATGCACACCAGCGCAGCTGGATCGAGCAATGGATAATTTGTTTGTCGTGCCGTTGCCTGATGCCGGTGGGCCAATCCCACTAATTCACAATCTCATGGGCCAGTATTCGGCCACAGCGCAGTACATGGATATACGTCAGCAGCTGGTTGATATGGGCGATGTGGCGTTGATTGTCATTGATCCGCTTCAAGCGTTTGCCCACGCCGACATAAACCAAGACCCAGCAGCCGCGCAATACTGGTGGTCGCTGATGGCCGAACTCTGCGCGACAACCAACAGCACGATACTGATCGCGCACCACATGCGAAAAGAAGGCGCGTTTGCTATCAAGAAGTCCAGCCAAGCGCGAGAGGCGATAAGAGGCACGACGGCTTTGGTGGATGGCGCTCGATGGGCATACGCACTTTGGAACATGCCAGAAGAAGAAGAAACCGTGGTTGCGGCCAATTTGATGTTTGAATCCGGTGTTGGCAACTGCGTGATGGGCGGCGTCGTAAAAGTCAACGACGAAGCGGATAAGTCTACCGTGACATACATTAGAGGCGACAACGGCCTCCTGACTGACCGGACAGCGGAAGTCGGCGCGATATTGGACGCATCGATTAAGCTAAATCGTATGCAGATCGAGGCGATATTTACCGAAATTGAAACGCGCTGGTTGAGCGATACGCCGTTTAAGCTGGCGGCTTCCACCGGCAACTTAGCACTGCAATCGCATCTTATCGCTGATTACGGAATGCCAAAACGCGCAGCTAAGAGTTACGTCCAAGCGTGGGCGGATAATCGGCTGATCGAAAGCGCAACACACGACGCTACACGTAAAACAAAAGGGCTGCGCGTTATTCGCCGTCCCGACTACAGCGTTCAAAACTTTTAAACCAGAAAGGGAAAACATGAATCAATCTGAACTATTGGCAATGACGCCAGAGCAGCGTCGAAAGCGGTTAAAGCAGCTGGCGATGCTCGAAAACGCTAATTTACACCGCAAATCTGACGGAAGGTCCGCAAATTGGGGCGAGAACCCTAATTCAGACAAAGGCGGAAGGCCGCGCATTCAAGACATTGCGAAAAGCCAACCAGCGCGTGAAATGCTGACACATGCGGAACTAGGTCACACTCTAGCCAAAACTGCGGAAACGCTGGGCCTGACGCCACGCCAAGCCAAAAGAAAAGCGCGGAGATACCAGATCAGTTTCCCCGATTGGAAATATCAAGAGTGATGGCGAAATGGAGAACGGATATGGTGGATCGTGAAGCAGCTGCACAGCTTAATCAGAGCGTCATCGATCTGCACAAGCGCTGCAATGACTTGGCAATCAGGGCCAGCAGAGCAGCGTATGATGAACGATCAGACATAGCCGATTGGCTATGCGACGAGGGCCATGAAAAGCTGGGGCTGGCCGTCCTAGATGGAAAATACAAGGAGGAAAACCAATGAACGACAATAAATTCCACGCAACGATTACAGTCAAAACTCAGTTTGGTGAGATTAACGGACACCAAGTTAGCGACCAAAACGATATGAAATGTTTCATGAAGATGGTTGATGCGCTCTATCCAATCACGCAGCTGACAAACGATTTTGCAGCTAACTACGCAGAACCGGAAATCGAGGAAGCGCCAGCCGAACCAGCACCGGAAGCAGTTGATGCAGACCAAGCCGTGATGGACAATTGGCTAAAAACGGCCTTCAAAATTCAGTTAAGCAGAAACGACCTTTTGGACGCGGTAGAGGTTTTTCCGCGAGGCAAGCATACGTCGGAGATTGTGAAGCAACGCGCCATAGGCATTGTCAGGCGGGAACTGCAAGAACATCACCCGAATGATATTGTAAATCGTTCAACAAAAAAATGGCTGGAAGTTAAGCGCTGCGGACCGCAAGTGGTCACGTTTATCCGCGCCGCTTTGTTCAACCTTCGGAAGCTAATTCGATGATCCAGATCGACCTATCAGGACCGCAGGGCAACACGTTTGCCCTGCTCGGTTTAGCCAAAAACTGGGCCAAGCAGCTTGACCTAAACTGGGACGAGATACGCGCAGAAGTGCTGTCCGGTGACTACGAAAACGCGGTCAAAACCATGCAAAAACACTTCGGTCATGTGGCTGAATTTAACGACGATAATCCGGTGCCTTCAAATCGACAATTATAACTGAAAATAACACAATCCGGTGGTCATCCGGTGTCTATCCGGTGCCTTTCCGGTGGTCATCCGGTGGTCACCCCCCCATACCCCCCCAAGTGATGACGCCGTAACATTCGGCGCGTCTACGACAACGCTACAACGGATCAACGAAATGCCAAAATCAAGATACGCAAATGTTAAACGAAATTCGAAAGACAAAAAAAAAGATGCGGACCAAAGTTGGACCGCGCCAGCGATGTGGTCGGATGACCGCTACAAGATTGTTAAGTCGGCCTTTGATGCGGTGGATGAAGTCGCGAGGCAAATGCAACACAAATGGGGGATTGGTAAATTGGAGCGGCTTGCATCGCCGCAGCTGGCAATCAGTTTTAATCGAGCAAGGGTGAATTTCTCTGATGCAGCGAATGGCGATGACGAAAATTACATGGCGCAGAAAGCTGCAAATCTAATTGCTGGATGGAAAGCGCTTGAGCAGTACGCAAAAAAAAATGGATTCAACCCCACGCAAGGCGCTGTGATGTACCTGATAGCGCCTGATGATGCTGGTGGTGGGTCGTATGCCATCATTGGGCATAGTTGTGACTCTAAGGCCGTTACAGAGCCTGTGGAGCGCGTTTACACGGCAGACGAAGTGATCCGAATAATACAGAGGTGGGAAAACACAAACCTCGGAGACATGACAAGCAAAGTAAAGGAATATTTTCCAGATGCAGAAATCAGTAAATTGGATTCAACAGAAAACAAGGACGCAACCCCCGATGACCTCATCCCCTTCTAGCGACAAAATGGATTCAACGCCTGATCGAGCCTGGTTGCTGCGGAAGGCAGAAAAAATCGTCTGTGGTGAGCGGAATAAGGATTACGGGGAGCCGGTGGATAATATGCAGAGGACGGCTGCAATGCTTAATGCTTACCTCGGTGGTCGCGCAGAATTGGATTCAACCGATATTGCGGCCTTCGGGATCATCCTCAAACTTGGGCGCCTGTCGC